CTCTCAAAACACATTGATACATCCTAGCCTGAGCTGCCGAAGCACCAACCATGGCACTGACGGGTACGGGGCAAGGATTCAAAGTTCTTGGATTGTAGGCGGTATGAGCCCAAGCGACCAATGCCCCCAATTGTTCTGAGGGAGTGGCCAACAAATCCGTGAGGGAAGAAGGTCCAGTAGGTTCAGCAGCAGCTTTGAGAGCTCCCAATCTGCCTGTTTTAGTTTGCTTCTTGGTTGCTTTCCTAGTACCTTTGGCGTCCCACGCTTGAGCCTTGGCTTCCCGTCGGAGTGTCTTTCCCTGGGTCAAAGGACCAATGAAAGTTTTCTTCTGACGAGCTGCCGGGCGATCAGCTTTGGTTAACACCGCAGAAGCGGTGCCGGGGGTAAGCAAATTGGGCTTAGATCGAGGAGCAACAGCAACCAGCTTTTGTGGAGCTTGCTGAGTTTGAGTTTTTGGCGTTTGAGTACGTTTCGTTAACATATTTTTACGCGTGCGCTCTAAAGTAGATTTCTTCAATAAGAAATTATTTCGAGCGCCGGACCATAAACTAAATAGATCCAAAGGAACGTGCATACTAGAACTAAATTCAGGTTCGTTCCACCTGGGAACGTACAACAAATCAGCAAACCGATTGGTATCTGTGGCAAAATAACCTTTCTCAGCAATAAAACACGACATGTCGTCAAATTGTTCCTGCAAGTCATGAGCACCACCTCGAACAACACTGAACTCCGTCAAACAACGGATAAAAAGTTCAGAGTCACAAGAATAGTGATCACCCATGCTGGCAACAAAGTCCATGTCGTCTTCTATCTGAGAGAGTTTGTACCAACCCATCTGGTCGCGGACTCTCTGAAAGTCATTAGCACCGACTCCTCTAAAATCATAACGCTTCTGCCGCAAATAGCGGAGGTTATGCTCAATTATAAACTTACCCAAAGGATTACGATAAGCTTGACTATTGATGGAACTTCCATACAACACACCATGAAACGCAGCTGTCAGGTTGCGATTCGGAAACACCTTTCGTGGGTCGGGTATCAACATTAAAGATTTGACAACAGTCAAAGGAACCCACTCAGGCTCCAAATTGTCTTCAATGAAAATGCCTCCTAGAAAACTACGAGTGTGCAGGTCTCCCCAACTCGCTTCCCTAACTTCCCATTCTAAAGTCAAACCATGTGACACGGCACGAGCTGCCAACAAACGCAAAAACTGATCAATGAACCCAGAAAAGGTGCCAAACGACACTTCTGGAAA